GGGGAGGGCTCGCGCGAGCCCTCCCCCTGCCTGATAGTCGATTAGTTGGTAAGGGCGTCCTTCATGGCGGCGAAGGACTCTTCGTGCCGGATGCCGATGTCGCACAGGGCGTAGCTGGTGACCTCAATGAGGCCCTGTTTCTTCTTGCTGTACGGGTCGGCCAGGATTTCGACGACGCCCCATTCGCCGATCATCAGGTCGGCCCAGTTGCCGAAGATGATGGCCGAGCAAACGGCGTTGGCGGTGCCCTTGGTCAGGTTGCTCGGAACCTGATTGGACGCCCCGGCGGTGTAGCCGTTCATCATGCCGAAGCCCGGTTCGTTGCCGTCCTGCCAAACGAATTGCGCGGTTCCGGCAGCCTTCACGGTCTGCTTGAGCTTGCCGCGCGTCTTGGCGTTGGTCAGGTATGCCAGGGTGCCGACGTCGGCGTTCGCCGTGGCGACCGCGCTTTCCAGGTCGACGATGTCGCCCCAATCCGGGGCCGCGCCGTTGTCGCCGCCCACGACCAGACCGATGCCGGACGTATTCAGAATGCCGGTGGGCTGGTAGCCGACGCCGGTTCCGGCGATGGCCGCGAGGTCTATGCCCAGGGCGTTGATGGTGGCGAGGTCGTTCCGAACGAAGAACTCGATGTCGGGCGAGGACTGCGCGAGCAGTTTCTTCGTGTAGGCCGTGGTCGCGGTGGCCGCTTTCGGGCTCATGTCGAGCTGATCGAAGGTCGCTTCGGATTCGTCGACGTCGGTGCCGGGATTCTCACCCACCCACGACAGTTCGGCGCTGCCGGTGTTTTTCGGGAAGGCCAGGTCGCCGGTCAGGCCGGACAGGACCATCGCGCCGAGCCGCTTGACCATCATGCGATTGCGGAGCAGTTCGATCATGGACATCTGTTCGGTCGGCACCAGTGCACCGCCGGTCGCCACCGTGCCGGTGTTCAGCGGGGCACGCTGCTGAACCATGTCCGGGGTGAACCGCAGATTCGTCGGCACGAAGATGCCCTCGGTGTCCCTGCCGAGTTTTTTGGCGATGGTGTCGGAAATCTCCCGCTCGTAGCAGGAACCGCCGTTCAGGCTGGAACGGATGGCCGACAGGATGGAATACTGCCGGTTTTCCTTGTCGTTCAGTTCCGGGGCGACGGGGGTGAACTTGCGCGGCTTACCCATCTTTTCGAGAATGTCCTTGCGGAAATCGGCGACGGAGGTGTCGCCGTTCACGGCTTCGGTCGCCAGGTCGCGCATGTCGAACATCTCGCCGATGGCGGTGATTTCGCGGATGCGGGCGGCCTCTTCACGCTTGGCCTCTTCGCGGGCCGCGTTGACGTCGACCACCGGGGCAGCGGGTTCGCTGCGGCCTTCGGTGGCGGGGGTGTGCTGATCTTTCTTCTCGGGCATTTCTTTTGCTCCCTCGATGGTGATTTGGTTGATGTCGTTGTCTGCGGCCCTGCCCACGCCGACGGAAGTGTCGGCGGGTATAGAAACGATGGATATTTCGTAGGGCTCCCAATCCATCGCCCGGTACGTCTCGTCGTCCTCGTCGGTCTTTTCCAGGATCATCCTGTAAATCCGGTAGCCGACACTGACCAACGTGCGGATACCGTCTTTCACGTCCTGGAAAATCTCCTCGGCACGCGCGCTTTTCCCAAAGCGTGCGACGGCCCGCCCCTTGCGGTCCGTCCCGATTTCAACCGATTTGACGACGCCGACTTGGTCACGGCGTTCGTGATCCATGAGAATGGCTCCGCCGTTGCGCAACCGGGCAAGGCGCACGCTACCGGGTGAGTGGTCGAGAATTTCGTTCCCAAACCACCGCCCGACAGGCTCTTCCGAGGAAAAGGACAGTTCGACGGTCCGTTCCTCTTCGTTTACCGCCTCGCGCTTGAGGGCGAACTCGCGGTAAAGCGGGCCGGACTCAATCGTCCTTGTCTGAAGACTCTGCTTCGGCACTGTTCTCCTCCTGCTTTTCAGGGTTTGCCGTTGCCAGGGTGACGCCCTTTTTCCGGGCGTAGTCCTGTGCCTCTGCCATTTCGTCGACCATTTCGTAAAAGTCCCGGCCACGCTCAAGGCAAAGCTGTTGCGGCGACGAGGTGAGCCCCAGGTCTTCGCGCTTGGCCTTGGTGTCCTTGGCCGGGTCGACCCACTCCCAACGGCGCGGCTGCCAATTGGGCGCGTTGAACTTGCTGAATTTGGTGAAAGGAAGGGATATTTCCCCGGTCAAAAACGCCATGCGCAGCCACCGGGGATAGACCTGGTCGTGCAGCCCTTCGATGATCCAGGATTGCAGGCCCATATAGAAATCACGGTCTTCAAGCGTGAAGTGCCGAATACTGGAGAAACTGACGCTTTCGGCGTCGGAGGCTAGGCCGTTATAGGACGGGCCGAGCCCGGCGGCGATGCCACGCAATACGCCCTTGTGAAATTCCTTGAACGCAGTGGTCGGGTGCTGCGGATCGAACGCCTCGAACTTGATGCCATGGGGCAACCGCTCCAACTGTCCCGGCGAAACTTCGGTGATGATGTTGCCGTCTTCGTCCTCGTCGTCGCCTTGGTAGGTGTCGCCGTTTTCCCCATCGTAGAAAAAGCCCATCTTGCTCGCGCCGGTTCTCGCGGCCACAAGTTCGGCCTCCTCGTAGCCGGAGAGCATCCGCATGCGCTGCGCGGACGTCAGGAACCAGGGAATGCCGCGAGTCTGGCCGACACGCTCAACAAGATAAAGGTGGATCATCTCCTCGGCGGGTATGCGTTCATGTCGCTGCCCGGTCGAATACTGATAGTCGCCGGGATGGTTGGTCAAAACGTAGTAGGCGACGGGACGTTGCCACTCGTCTATTTCCACGCCGAGGCGGATTTCGTTGCCGTTTCTGGCTACCCCGTTGAGTTCGTCGTCGACCATGTCGGCTTCGAGCGGTTGCAGGGCAAAGCCGTACTTGTTCGGGAAGTTCTCGATAACGCGAAAGAAGATTTCACCGTCTCGGGGAACGGAGGTAATTGCCAAGGTCTGCAACGTGAGCCAGGACATAAGGCCATTGGTCGAGGCGGTCCCTCTCTTCCCCCAATCCCTGAAAGCGGACTCGATAAGTTCGTTCGCACGCCGGTCGAGTTCTCCGCCGGGGTCTTTCGCCCGGCTCTGAAACCCGACACCGTGCGGCCCGACAACATTGGTCGCCATGAGCCGTAGGAACTTCTTGGCGAATGGATCGTTCGCGCACAGGTTGCGCGACAATCCGCGAGCCTTGCGCAGCTTCCCGCGAACGGTCATGTCGGCGCTTTCAATGGGGGCCAGGAAATCACTGGTCAAACGGTTCGTTTTCAACACGTCATAGGTCCGGCGTCCTCCCCTCGGCCTCTTGGCCTGGCGGGTCATGTGGCGGACATATCCGGGACGATTGGAAGCTACGCGCCGGGGAGTTTGGTATTTCCGGCGGACAGGCTCCTTTTTCTTGAACAATCCGAGCATTAGAACCTCACAAGGATTTTGTTGCCGGGTTTCTTCCCTGCCCTGATCTTCTCGGCCCGCTTCTCGTCGAGGACTTCGCGCCTGTACCTGTCGCGCAAGACCAGCAATTCGGGCAAAGGCGTCCGGGAAAGGCTCCGCCCCTTGATGGTGTATGATTCCTGATCCTTGCTCGCCCGCTTTTCGATCACGGCCTCGATGGCTTCAAGCACGCGCTCGGCATGTGTCCTGCCATCAAATGTCGTGACGGACGAAAAATCGGGGAGAATGTCGACGGTGCCGGTCCCGATGGTGTGCCGGTCCTCACCGCGAACAACGTATGCTTGAAAGCGATAACGGCCCGGATGCCATGCCGAAGTTGTCGACGCGGGCAGGGATACGGCATAGGCGTCACCTTCGGCGGAGGCGGAAAACTCCACATTGCTCGCCCCGTTGACCAGGGAGAAACGCAGCGTCCAGCCGTCGGAGGCCGGGTATTCGGCAACGGACTCCTTCCAGTTGAGAGAGTCACCCGCAGTAATTTCTTTTGCTATGTTCATCGCTTCCACCCGTTCACAAACCCTTTGTTAGCCGCTCTCATGCTGCGGCGATTGCCTATTTTCTTGACCGCTGAGTCTTCTTTTTCCTGCGCCGGTTCGGCCCTTTCTTGCTGCATCTTCTTCAAAATCTTTTTCATGTCCGGGTTGATGAGCGCATAGGCAGCCAGGGCATAAACCCGGCAATCCAACGCCTCGACCCGCCTGTTCGCGCTCTTTTTCACCCAACGCCGTTGCGGGAGCCCTTTGACAAACTTGGTGACCCGCTTTTCGCCCGTTAGCTGCTTGAAAAACTCCTCGTCGTACTCCTCCGGGAAGTGGCAAAATCCCGGCCCAGGATCGGCGACCTTCAACCGCGCGTGTATGGTGTCCTTGGCCGTGTCTACTCCCAACATGACCGGCTTTCCGCGCAGGCTCCTTTTCTTGTCCATCGGGTTGGCGATGGGGTTTCCGTATGTGCTCGCGCCCTTCACGGCCCACACGTTGCGGCGGTATCGGCGTTTGCAAAAATTGTATGTCTCGTCAGTGAAGTGCCCGCCCGAGTCCACGCATGTCGCCTTGATCCGCATGGCCCTACCCGATGCGTGCCGGTAGACATTGAGCAACTTCTCGTCGAGTTCGTCCCATACGGCTTGCCTGGATGGGTCGCCGTAAACGATCTCGTAGCCCATCGACCAGCTTTCCCCTTCGTCGCCCCAGGCAACGACCTCCATTTCGAGCCGGTCGTCCTGAACGTCGACGCCTGCGGTTAACAACCCGGCCTCGAACGGCACTTCCGGGCCGTAGTCCTCGCGCCGGTCAAGCAGGTCGTCGGATTTCGCGCTTTCGCCCTGCTCCTCCCACGTCTCCCCGAGGACCGTATTAACGAACACCTGTAGGGTGTCTGGATCGTTCTTGACGTCCAGAAACTCGGCAGCGAGTTTCCCCCAGGCCGCATTTGCGAACACGGAATAGGCTGCCCAAATGTGAAACCCGGCATGTCCCTTGAACGGTCTTGTCGCTCTCCACTCTCCGCCTTCGAGCATTTCCAGCTTGTGCTTTTCCTCGATTACCGATCCGCAGTTCGGGCAAATGAAATGCGCCGTCTCGGGGTGGTGTTCGAGGACCTGGCCGTTTTCGTCATAGGTCTTATCCCATGAGAAATTTGCCCAGGTGAGCCGATGCTTGTGGCCGCAATGCGGGCACGGAACGAAGTAGTACCGCTTGTCAGACCGCTCGAACTCGCGTTCGATCCGGCTGAACCCCTTGATCGTCGGAGTCGAGCCAACAACAATTTTTCGGTTTGAGTATGTTTCGGTCCGTTTGACGCCCAATTTGATTTGGTCGCCTTCCGAACCGGCACCGCCCACCGGGTAGCCGTCGATCTCATCGAACAAGGCAACACGCTTGGTCAGTCTTCGGAAACCTGTGGGGCTGTTCGCGCCCACCAATGTCAAAGAGCCGCCGGGGTACTGCTTTTGAAGGATCGTGTTGTCCGAGTCCTTCGCCTTGGGATCACTGACCAGCCCCCGGAGAGCCGGAGTGTCCCGTATCATTGGTGCAATTTCTGTTTTCGAGTAGTCGCGGGCGTCGTTTAGCGTCGGCTGAACACACAGGATCGGCGAAGGATCGTGGTGGATAAAATAGCCGATGGCATGGTCGATTATCTTGGTGTAGCCAACGCGGGCCGACTTCATGTAAGTCGCCTGCTCGACATCCTCGTCTGTGATGGCGTCGAGCATCCCCCGCTGATATGGAATCGTGTGCCACTTCCCAGGCTCCGCCGAGTTTTCAGCCGACAAATAGGCATATTCCTCTGCCCACTCGTTCAAGCTCAGTTCCGGCGGAAGTGCGACCATTGCTAGTGCGCTACTCGTCACCTCCTGTAGGTTTTCGACATAAATTTCCTGCGTCATGTGAACTCAACTCGTCCAAAGCCTCCCGGACGTATGCGGCCACAAGCCGCTTGCACTCTTTGGGGTCGGTCATGTTCGCCACTTTGTTCGCCACTTTGTCGGGCAATACGGCCATGCGGGACCGAAAAATCGAAAGCACATTTGCCCAGGTCAACTTGACGTCTTCCGCTCTGACCAGTTCTCCGCGTTTCTCCGCTAGTTCCACCTCTTTCAGCTTCCGGTTGACCTCGGCCAGGCGTGTCCGCTCAATGGTGAGGCTGTCGGTTTCGGTTTCGCCGGTCTGGTTAACGGTCGGTGAACGGGGGTGTTCACCCCCTCCTCCGCCTATGAGCGACCGCGCTGCGCCTAGTTCAACCTGCTTTTTCGAGTTGGTCCTTAACCCCTTTGTTTTAATCAGCTTTTGAATGTAAGCCGGTGAACATCCCAACTCTTTTGCGCAAGCTCGCTGGCTTAACCATTTCGCCATCGCTTCACCCGAATTGTGTTCACCGTTCACCCCTTAAAAATTTCCCATGCCTAGCCACGGCCCGAGGTGGCGCGTTACCCTCGGCTCTCGCCCCCTGGAAGTACCTTTTTTAATTGATAATTGTTATCTCCTGCCGGTCCTGACGGCGAAGGCGAACGCCTTGGCAAAGTGGGCCGCAAAGGTTTTGTCGACGACGCGGCGAGCGTCTTCATAGAAGTCGAAGCGTTGCTCGACGCGGGCTTTCGGCTTGAGGACGTAGGCAAGACGGATATGCTTGCCCTTTCGTCCGTACCGCTGATAGACGGCCTTGCCGCGCCCATGCAGGTCGGCCATGAATGCGTTACGAAGGTTGCGCGGACGCTTGGCCTTGCCTATCCGGCCCGAGGCCGTGCGCTTCATGTTCCTGGTAGGTATGGCGAGGTTGCTGCCCTCGGGCGTCTTGGTTCCGCCCTGCGCCTGACGTTCGAGCCAAGCGCGGCCAAGGCGGTCATAGACGCGGCCTTCCAGCTTGCGCTTGCTGGCCTTGCCCACGCGGAAGGATGCGCGGGCGAAATTCCTGTTTCTTACCTTGAACGCCTTGGGGTAGGTGCGCTTGACCGTGTGGTCGCGGATATCAAAGCACGTCGAGTTGATGGCCGAGGCCGTGGCATATGGCAATTGCTTGCGCGACAAGCCGAGCACGAACGGCCCGAGCACTCGCCCGATGTTGCTTTTGACGTTGATCCTCATGGCCTTTCGCCTCGCCTGTACTCGTCTTTGAACTCTTTCATCAGGCGATAGATGCCGTCGACTCGCTCCATGACCACATTGATTTTGATGGCGTTTTCGCGGCCTCTCTGTTGCTCCTGTTTGATCTCGCAGATTGCGGCCTCGGCTGCGTCCATGCGGACGGCATACGACGCTTCCATCCTCCCGACGTACAGGCCGAGGGCGATGGCGACCGTCAGTATCGAGCCGACGGTCGCCACGTTGATCCGCGTGTCGATTTGCAGGGCCATCTATTCGCCTTCGGCCAGGTCGGGAAGGTTGCGCACTTCATCGGTGCGGGCCTCGTACTCTTCCAGGGTCGGAACCTCGTACCCGTCGGCGGACAGCCGTTCGGCGATTTCAGCGAACGTGTAGCCGACCTTGATAGCCGCAGAGATAAAGGCGATGATTTCGGTAGCGACCATGGCTATCCCTCCTTCCCGGTCAGTTGTGCAATCTTGGCCCAGGCGTCGGCGATGAGAGCACGAATGCGAGCCAACTGGCCGTCGTATTCATCCGGCTTAACCTGCGTGGCCTTCCAAATGGCAACGCTCTCGCGCACCATGACCAGGGCGTCACGCCCCTCGTCGAGGACGGGGGCCACGTTGGTCTTGATCCACTCGGCCTTGTCGGGGCCGAGCGTGCCAACCAGGTCGACATACTCGGCCCGTACAGCCTCATAGGCAGACGTGACCTCGTCGGTCACAACGATGGCCTTGTCGACGGGGCTGAGATTTTCCAGGGCCGGGGCAACATTCTTGACGCACCCGGTACAGGCCATGCCCAGGAGAGCCAGGAGAACAAACCCGGCGATGAGCGGCGGGCGGATAAACCCGCTCTTGTACTTGTCGAAGTCGACGGCGACCGTGCCGTCCTCGGACTTGGTCAGGATCGTCGGCTTGCGGAAGTTCAGGGCGATGAAGTCGACCACCTTGAGCAAGTAAAACAAGATACGGTTGTCCACCTTGTTCGGGGTGATCTGCGCCACGATGGAGAACAGGGCGACGGCCAGACAGACAGCCATCCACCAATGTTCGGTCAACAGGGCAATAACGTTGTCCATGTCTCTGCTCCCTTGTTAGGCATAGATGAGCCAGCCGACGGCGTGTTCCCACCACGAAGAAAGAAGGCGGGCCGTCCTCTCGGACAGACCCGCCCCCCGGAGGCGGCAATACACATGAAGGCCGTTGCACGAATGCTGTAACTTTTGCTTGATGCGTTTCATCACGGTCAAAATCATATCAACGGAACGCGCACGCGAGCCACGGACGCTAGGCATACATTCAGTCCACACCGCGCATGCATCCGTTCACGGCGGCGATAATCAGGGCGTTTTTTCTCGCCCGAATGAGCACAAAAAAAGCCCGTCGATTACGACGGGCTTTCATGAAGTTTTGATGGTGTTGATAGAGCTATTTCTTGTATTTTGCCTTGGAATCAAGCTTGACCGGGATACTTCCGCTCGTTTCCGGGCTCTCGAAATAGAGCGATACCGGCCATTCGTCTTTTTCTCCCTTGTCGAACATCAAAAAGCCCTCCAGGGATGTCCCCGGCAACACCTTTGTCGCCTTGAGGGCATGCAATTTCATCCATGGTAGCTTTCTTTTCAAACCGAACATCTCGGAACTGAAGCTGTAAGACTTCCTGGCCGACGACGCCAGGGTGAAATAGCCGGGGTTGACGTTAACCGGCTTACTCATGCCGTTTTCTATGGTCACGTATACGATTTGATATTGAGCCAAGTAGGAAACTGAAGATTTAGTTACGGGTAGTTTATTCGAGTAAACATAATTAAAATCTTCTCGTACAAGCAAAGGCTCAATATCTGTCGCGGAAATGGACACGCCACCAGCCAGGACGGGGACGGCACAACACAGGGTGACAACAAGCATGAGCAGAAACACAATTTTCCGCATAGCGGCCCTCCTTTTTGGTCGCTATACCGGATAACCGAAGCAAAACACAAGCCCCGCCGAAGCGGGGCTATGTTTGATTACCTGTTGGCGAGGATGGTATCCACGGCCTCGGACGTGGCCGCATAGGCCTTGAAAGCCTGCTCCCGCTCAAGCGGTGTTTGGGCTGTGCCCACACCGGTCAAAAGCGCCTTTTTCGCCTTGACTACATAGTCCAGGGCAACGGAGTTTGCGGGCTGCCGGACGACCGGGACCGACGCGCCACAATCCAGCACGTCAAGCACCCACTTGCGGAACTCTTTGGCCCGTTCTGTCCTGGCGAGCATCCCAATCAAATGGCACCCGCGAGGAGAAAAAACGCGGACCGTAGTGATAAGATTTTTCGACACCCGCATTTTGAGGGTGAAGGTCATTTCGGCTGAGAACTCGTCTTTATGCCGGGCGTAAATATCAGCTACTTGGCAACGCTTTGCCATGCCCAAAGCTTCCGCAATCTGGGGACCATTAAGCCAAGGGATGCCATTACGCTCGACAACATCCAACTGAACGCCATGGAAGGAAAGAGATTTGGTCATACGACCTCCTACGATTTTGAGTTGCACCCTTTCTACATGAAAGGATGCCGGGAGTTCTCAACCGTCGTAGGGCGGCGGTGCTATTCCTGGCTTCCGGGGGCTGGTTGTGCCCTTCTATTAAGGCCGCACTTGGCCGCCGAGTATTGTATTCACCAAAGGGGCTTGAGTGAACCCCACCCACTCCCGGCAAATAAGGCTATTTGCTCGTTGGGCACAAAAAAACCACGATCTAACGGGCGTGGGCCGCCTACGATAAAAGGGATTGAGAGTCCCTGTATTTCCCTCTGCACCATTGCGCCCACCTTTGTCAACTCACTCCGGCGGCGTGGCCGGTGTCCAGTTCCCGTTTATCAGGCCGTGAATCTCGCTCTTCGGTATCAGCCGCTTGTGGACCGGGCGGCAACTCGAAACCCGCCGGTCGCGGATCATGCGTTCCACCGTGGACGGATGCACGCGAAGGATGTCCGCCGTTTCCTTGATCGTGTAAAAAGCCGTTTCCCCTTTTTCAGGGGTATTCCTGCCTCTGTTTTTCATCGCTGTTTTCCCTTTCGCCTCCGGGAAATCAGGAGTTCATAAAAGCGTCCTGGACGTCCTCGTCGGCAAACTGGACATAGGCCATTAGCGCCTCTTGCGTCTTGTGCCCGGTACAGCGTTGCAGGACATGGAAAGGCACCTCTTTGCCCGGCGTCCAATTCTCCGTCAGGTAATCCAACTTCTCTTTGGCAAAGGTCTTGCGCATGAGTCCATGCGTCCCGACCTGCCCTTCAATCCGGCGCAGCCGCACCGGGGCCACGCAGTCGCGCCAGGCTTGAACCCGGTCTATCGGGTGGTTGCCCTTGGCCCGGCTCTGAAAAAAGAAGTCGTCGGGACGCCAGTACCCGCGCCCCTTCAAGTCCTCGAACTGCGCGAGCACATGGGGCGCGGCTTCGGGGTGAATGGGCACGGTCCGCCCGTCCGCCTTGCCCGCCTTGCCGCCCTTCATGCTCTGCCGCTCGACGGTCACGGTCTGCCGGACCTGCCCGTCGTGTATCAGGTCGCGGATACGCAGGCTCAAGAGTTCCGACACGCGAAATCCGGTTTTGCGGCCCAGGATCAACAAAGCCTTGGTCCGCAACCGGTTCGGCCCGCGCACAGAATGGAAGACCAGCGACCATTCCTTTTTGCTCAGAGGGCGACAACCCTTCATTTCGTGACCCCTTTATTCCCCATCACTCGCCACCGTTAGAGCATCCAAAGGCAAGTTACTAGGGAAGGTTGTATCTTTCGTGTTTCGGTTAAAAAAAAGGAGCGACACCATCGAACTCGCAGTTATTCGGAAATTCCTAACGGGTGACCTGGAATCTCATGTAGTCAGATGTTTAAAACCGGGACGCTCAAGATCACCCTTGAACTGAGCGTCAAGTTCGTGAAGCTGGCTATTGTTGATACCACCAAACTCCTGCGCTCTCGCAAGGTGCCTATCTGCGAACCTGCCGAAAACACCGGGGAATAGGCGAAGAACTACCTTGTCAAAAATGCTTCTGTTTTGCCGGATAATGCGGATGTTTTTCTTGATATCCATAATCGTCTCCAAATGCTGAGTACGTTTAGAAGAGAGTGTCCGCACCCTGGTTCAAGACGGCGGCGGCGAAGTCTTGTAGGCCGATATAGACGTATCCTCGACAACACGGACAAATCCCGTCCACCAAGTCCGCCTCGTTGCCGTTCCAATTGCAGGACAGGCATCCGGCGGGGATTGTCACCCTGCCGTCAGCCAAGCGCTCAAGAGCGTCGATGTAAATTTTCGTTGCTTTATCTGCCATGATGATTCCCTATTCTGCGCTGCCGAAGGCTTCGACCTCGTAGTTTCCGTCATCTCCGGTCTGCTTGATTTTAATATTGACGGGGCCGTCCTTGGCTATCTCGCCGTCCATATCGCTATCCAGGTCCCAATCCGTGTCACGCTCCTGGTACACCTCGTCCGCGTGCATATCGAGCCAGCCCTCCACATCGGTCTCGTCCAGGCCATCAGGGACAGTTATTTCGTATGTGCGAATGGCTTCGTGGCGGATTTCGACGTTGTATGTCTTCATGGCTTCCTCCGATGATTACAGATAGGGTTACATCCACCCGACATGCAGGCCGAGCGGACCCATTATCAAAAACACAAGTATACCTTTCCCGTCCTTCTCCCGGGTGACCTTGA